CTTTCCATCAATTCTTTAACATAATCATAAACATTTGATCCACCTTTTCGAATCTCAGATTTTAGATCTGCTGTAGTCATATGACTATATGGATTCACCGGCATAAATTGTTTCATATATTCTTTACCATGTTCCATTGTCATTATCGATTTAACAGCTAATTTTCCGAGCATGTCGGCAGGAGAAACCTCACCATAACCAAATTTATATTTCAATCTATCTCTCCAAGTTAATTTACCTGTTTTCTTTAAGAATTGATATGCTGTATTTAATTTACCTTCATGTTCAATCAATTGATTATTTGCAATCATTGTTGATAATTTATCAGCAACACCTTTTATACCATCTTTTGTTAATATACGATATGCTTCTGGTGTCATTGATTCCTTAATATATTCAGCATATTTTTGCTCTTGACGTTCTGCTAAATCTTTGGCATCTATTGATCTTGATGTTGCATCTTTGAATTGTTCTTCAAGTTTAAATATGCCAAATGATTTACTATCCATCATTCGACCAATTTTGGCTGTGGCTTTCTGACCAAATCCTGCTCTCTTTTTGAACCATTCATCTTGAGTGATCCATATACCATTATCATTATAAACCATTTTATTGGCCATCATTGTTCTAAAATTATCAACAGCAGATGCAGCAGGACCAGCTTTTGTTAAATTTGTAAATGCCATTGGACTTAATTTCTTTTTCATTGCACCCATATATAATATACCAGCTTTTTCGGGGTCCATTTTACCTTTATCAACTTCTTCTAATGTATTTCGTAATCTAGTTTCCAAATCAATATAACCACCTGAAATCATACGTAATGGTTTTGCAAAAGCTTGTCCACCTTTAAATCCTAATGATCCAAACAAACCTAATTCTTCACCACCCATTTTTTCATATCGTTTTTGTAACGAAGCACCAGTTTGTTCGTCTTTTATTTTTTTTGATACATATTCTGCAATATCTCTTGATGAAGTTTTTCTTTTTTTCATTTCTTTACCTTCTGCTATGATGGCTTTCTTTTTAATACTTTCCTCTTTTTTGAAGTCCTCTTTTGTTTTTTCACCACCAAACAGTTTTATTTTAACATTTTTAATTAATTCATCAGATACCGTTGATAAAGATTTACTAATCACTGGTAATATTTTTTTATCAAATATTTCCCCCAAAGAATTTGCAATTGTTGGTAAAAATGCAACACCTAATGCTATCTTTAACCATCCAGGTATAAAGGCTAATATGGTATCAATTGTTCCTTTGACAAAACTTATTGTTTTATTCAATCCTTTCATTACAACATGACCAATTTTTATGGCCAAATTTTTAATTTTTGTTCCTATGAAAGATAAACTATTTCTCATACGACCAAAGAATCCACGATGGTTTTTCTGTTCATTAAGTTGTTTCTTTTCAACCTCTATTCCCTTTTTTTGCCATATACCATCTGTTTTTATATAACCTTTGAATGTATCTTCTTTTGTTGATCTGGACGAACTATTTGCAATGTCTCTCAATAGATCGATCATCATATCAACTCTATCAGTCATCGTTATTGGTTGTGTTGATTCTTCCATTTCTTCTACACCACCACCACCACCAAACAAATAATTTTTAGCTTTTTTGCCCCAACGACCAACTCTTCTAACATCACCCATTGCCATATCTCTCAATATACTGGCAAATGACCACCTTTTCGGACTTCTTAAAATAGTTGCACCATATCTTTGTCCAGTAAAAAAAGACATTAAATCTTTTTGTACAATTAAACTATCTTTTAATACTGTTAACATATTATCATAATAACCCAATGCAGCAGGAGCAAATCTTGTCAATGTTTCGGCTGTAGACACAATTGGATTTCCAGATTTTGATGCAACCCATCTGAAAAGTCGTCCACCACGTTTTTTAAATAAAAATTTAATTGGCCATGCTAATGTTTTTAAAAGCATATCACCCATTCGTAACATACCTAAAAATACTGGATGTTTACTTAAAAATCGTTGCCACATTAATTTCAATGATATCATAATATCATTTGGTTGTCCTAATAAAGCAGTTTTTAAATCTGAAAATGCATCCATCATTTTTGTATTGAAAGGTTCAATATTTGTTTTATATTGATCTTTATAACTTTCAGTAAATGATTTTGTTTGAACTTCTGCTTGAGTTTTCATATACCGTTTCATCATTCTCATTTGTTGAACGGTAACACCTCTCATCAGTTTATTCATACGAACATCGGCTTCATTTTCAATTTTTTCATCAATACGATCAAGCAGTTTATCAATAGGCATTACAACTTCAGCAGGATGGAGTCTGGTTAAACCACCTTTTTCTACATAACCACCTTTTGCCATCTTTGGGATTTTCATTGGAGTTATTTTAGATCTACCTATTGGATGAAAATGAATTTTCCCATCTCGTTCTACGAATGTTCCTCTTCGTCCAGTTTTTGGATCTTGACCTAAACTTTCTGCCGGTAATTTATTTCTTTTTTTGAATAGAGATGACATACCACGAAATGGTGCAGCTAACACAGTTTTTAATTTAGCACCAACAAATGAAACTGCATTTCCCATTTGATCTTTTATATTTTGAGCAGCCTTTTGAAATACATCAGTTTCCATAAATTTAGCTGCAAAATACCCAAATATAGGTGTTGATTTTGTTAAAGCTAATGCTGTTATATTTTTTTTATCAACACTAACATCTTCACTAATAGCCTTGCTATATTGGCCTACGGCTTCTTTTGTATATCTAAGAGAACCAACTGTTACGTTTTTCATACCCCTTGCCATTGTTTCAACTGCTTCACCCATTTTTCTCATAACTCTAGCTGTTGTTGAAACAAGTTCTGCTTCACCTTTAACTGATGAAACTCTTCTCACGTCTTTTTCTGTTAATTTTTGAACTTGTCCCGACATTGAATTAATATTTCGGGCATTCTTCATTATATCAGTTTCAAGCTCGTCGAATTCTGGCATATCTCTATCTGCCATTTTAATCTCCTTTTAAATTAACTGAATATTTTTCTCACGATTGATGATCCATTACCAATCTCTGATGCTACAGCTATAACCTCTGATGGAAATAATAATTCTTGAATTACTAAATTTCCAGCATCGTTACCACCAAAAGTTTTCTTATAAGCATGTTCCAATGGTAATAATATTTCCATATATCGATTCATATTTCTAATGAATGCTGAAGTGCTTTTAACAAACAATTTAACTGCAACTATATAATCTCGAATTTTTCGATCAAATTCATCATCATGAAGTTGTGAGAAAGGTTTAAATTTCATCAATAAAGTATGATACCTAACCAAATCTTTGTTTGAAATATCTTTACTTTTTTCAAATCTATTAAATAATAATTCAACAATTGTTAATAACTCTTTAGAATAATTTCCTCTTAGATCCAAAAGTTCTGTAAAATAATAATTATAATAATCAAATAAATCACTTCTAAATTTTGATATAAACTTTCCTGGTTTATTGGCTGCATACATATGAGCACTTTCATGAACTGTTAAATTGGCCAATAATTTATTACTTGACATTCCAAAAATGTTTATATTATTGCTAATCAATAAATATATTTTTTTGGAACCGGAATCATAAAAACCATATACATTTTTAAATTCTTTTCTAAAATATTGATCTGCTGTTCTAGCTCGATCGATTGGAAACATTCTATAAAAAAGAGTACGAACTATTCCTTTTGTCATAAAGGCTGGAATTATTATATTATCATTAACCAGTTTAGATACGTGACCAATCACAGGCTTTAACTTTTCTGTTTTTGACATAGCCTTGAGATATTTTTTTCTCAATGATTCTGATGTATATAATTTCATATTGCCGAACACGGGGATCGGATGAAGGCCGACTGGAGGAGCAAATAATTCTAATACTTTATCCATTTCATCTCCTACTCTTCGTAAAATTGCATAATATCAATAAATGAAAAATCTTCTTGTTTTACCATATCAGAATTAGACATTTTATTTTTTATATGTTTCATAATTGAAGCATTATCCATATCCTCAACATATATATCATTCATACCCATTATATTTTTTAAGTCGATATAATCTTCTGAATTTTTATTGCTGATCATAACCGGTGGATCATACTTTCTTACATAATAACACATTGAAGCAGCCATAGCTAAATCGTCATGACATCCTTCATCAGCTTCAACTTTACCACTCTTTTTAGTCACCAAACCAATCAATTCCAAAGCTAAATTTTTTGATTTAATCATATTTGGATAATTAGTGACATATGAATATAATGAATCAATAACTAATGGTCTACTTTGACGATCCATACAAAGTCCTGGAACAATATCTGTAATTTGACCTTTTCTATTTTTTCTTTTTTCTTTATATAACATCATATGATAATTACTTCGATCCATTGTTTCCATTACTTGATTTCCAACACTATTGTTTTCAATTACAATGGTTCCAGGATATGTGGCACAAGCTACTTTAACTATTTTACAAAAATCTGTTACAGCACATTTGGCTTGATATTCCCAAACTTGTTCCATTGTTATATAATCAAAAATTACAATTGTTGATTTATCTTCCCCATTTTCAGTAGCCGTATCAACACCGGTTAAATAATGTCTACCAGAAATAGGACGTTGATATACCCTAATTTCACCATTAAAAATCTTTTGAATTTCTATTGGATCTCCTGGATTATCCTGTAAAATAGTATTTGTTTTATCATCAAAAAACGACCCCTCAGTAGGTAAAAATTTAAGTTCAAGCTCTTGTTGAATTCTCCTTGGATCATTATCAAATAACTCACATTGAGTTGAATACCAATCTGGATCTTTAGCCAATTCTTTAATCATTTTCCAATGTATGATAAAAGGTTTAAGCCTACCTTCTCCAGATATTGCTTTTAAATATCTTGAATAGAAAAACTTTCCCATTCCAGTTGTTTTATTTGGAGTTGATAATATAATAGTTCCATATGGAACACCAGCAGCTTTAGCATGTTTTTGACTTGTTGCTAATGCCGGAACAATTGATGTCCATGCCTCTTCTAGTTTTTGAGTAAATGCTGCCTCGTCTAAAATTAAAAATGTGATGGCTTCACCACGAAGACAGTTACCAGGATTCTTAGGATCAACTGGTGTATTATAACATTTAGATCCATTTAATAATTCAAATGATCTTTCATTTCTTTTATCAAAACCAGGATTCATCCATTTAGGCAATTTATCAATAAAACCAGCAATGAATCTAGAAAATTTAGTTGCTGCATCTCCATTTTTTGAAACAACACCAACTACAGCATTTTTATAAAATATTACTAACCAACAAACATATGCCTGAGTAATTGTACTGATTCCTATCTGACGACTTTTTAATACAATGGCAAAATGATGATCTTCAACCAATTGAAGCAGCTCCAATTGTTTTTCATATGGAGTAATTTTAACATCTCCACCTGGAAGACTTAAAAAAATATAGTTTCGTATAAAATATTGAAAACTCTTCTGACATTTCATCCATTCTCTCAAACGATATTCTGTCAGTTTTTTAAAATCCTGTTTTTTCTTATTTGCCATCACTATACCTTTATATTAAATATATTATTCTTCTGTTAAAATTATTAATAGGTTTTTTCATTGATAATTTTAAATAATCTTTATATTCATCAAAAATTGAAAAACTATTAACTACGATATAATCAAATCTTATATCGTTAGATTTATTTTGATTAGAAGACACAACACAAAATCGATTTCCATTTTCCAATTTGAAGCTAGATTCGTTTTTTTCAATAAATATTGGTTCTATCCATTTTGGTAAATTTTCTAAAAATCTACCAATTGATTTAATTAATTGTTCTCCACGTTTCGAATCTTTGGTTAAATATATTATAGTTTTATTTGATTTACATAAAAGAATCCAACAAATAAAAGTCAATGCTTCAGAATTATTATCTTGAAATATATAGTTATTTCTAAAATATTTATAATCGTTTGAACATTTCAAAAATTCTATAACTCTAGATTTTGTAAACACACCAAAACTCCTTATTTCATATTTATTATATATTTCCAACTTTTTTCTCTTTTTATATCTGAAACTGTCTGATGTTTAACTTTAAATATTTTGCCTATTTCTATTTGTGTTAATTCACCATCATTTAAATATTCCCATATTTTAATAACATCTTTTTCTTTTAATATTGATTGTGGATTATTTTCACCTTTACCATCGGCATGATTTTTCTCCATCAATTTTTTTGTTTTTTCAGAATGGTGTTTTCCAAACATTGGATTATTTTTACCTTTCTTTTTTTCTGATTGTTTTTTCTTTGTTTCTTCAGAAGGATGTTTTCCAAACATTGGATGAGATTTGCCTTTATTTTTTTCACTTAATATCCTCTTGGTTTTTTCAGAAGTAATTTTACCACTAACACCTTCACCACCATTTGTAAAATTAATAAGTGAACCTTCGTTTAAATCTTTTCTACCAATCAATTTTA